AACTCCCCCTTTCCAAAAAGACTATTAAATATAGACCATTCTTAGTCAAAGAGGAAAGGATCCTAGCAGATGCACAGGCCAAGAAAAACCCCACCGTAAAAGATGAGTATACGATGCTCCGCCAGATAATATCTAATTGCACCGATTTAGAAGATATTGAATCTCTCATGTTGTGTGAATTAGAATTAATATTCCTAAAACTGCGTTCAAAATCTATGGGAAACAAGATCAGTATTCCCCATACTCCAGAGGGAGAAGAAGAGTCAATAATGCTCGACATAGATTTGGACACCGTTGAAATTTCCGGCGAAGTACCAGATAGTAAAATATTAATAGATGATAAAATTGGCATCATGATATCACCACCAACACTAAGCACCTTATTAGCGGTGGATAGTAAAATTAATTCCTCTGATCTGAAAAATAACTTTACAGAAATACTAAATATAATAGAAAATTCCATTAAAGAGATATTCACAGAAGATGAAATTATAAACACAGAAGAACTTTCTTCAAAGGATCTAAAATCTTTTGTTGAAAATTTACCAACGTCTGCAATGGAAAAAATAACAGAGTACTTCGATAACATACCAGCGTTAAAACAAGAGGTTAAATATAAGGTAGGAAATAAAACCAAGACAGTAACACTACAGGGTCTTGACTCCTTCGTTTAATCCCGAGAAACAATAAATGCCCGATCTAACCACATCATTCGAACGCTTTAAAGACGAACTTAGCCGTCAGCGGCAAGAATACTTTCAGCACTACGAAAAAATGGAAAAATTGAATAAGGAGTTGAACCGTACGTTCGACGGGAAGATCAGTGATCTTATACATTTGCAAGAAGAATCTTTAAGAAGTCAAAAAGAGCAGGCTGCCCTACAGAAAATAAAAAACAAAGAAGAAGATATTGAAAGTGGTCGTGCTTCGAAGTCGCGCGAAAGCACTGCCGATGATATCGAGGAAACGAAGGACCACTCCAAAGACATTGCTGGTGGCATAAAATCAATTGCGGCTTCGTTTAGGAATCCCAAAATACTTATTGGAATGCTTGCACTAGCAATTGCTGATTCATTTACAAAGATAAATTTAACAAACACAATCGTAGCGGCTGATACGGCCAGACACATGGTAGGTGCAAGCAAGGCCATCACCGCCGCCAGTAAAGTCAAGGGGGCCAAGGTAACGCCCGCAGCCACCAGGCCACTTGGGCCACCTCCGCCCGGAAGGGCAGAAGCGATCAGGCAAGCGAAAGCAGCAAGACGAGCAGCAACACAAGCAAATATCAATAGAGGTATTGTCCAGCCGAGGGCGGCTAGCACTCCCCTGACAGGACGGGTAACTGGGAGTTCCAAACTCGTGCCCATCACCGAGGCAGTACGGGCGCGCCAGGCAGCCGCGGCTGCTAAACCTAATGTTATAGTTCGCGCGGCGGGGTCTGTAGGTAGGGGTGTGGCTGCTCTCCCGGGCGCAAGTGCCACAGGCGGCGGTATTATGAAAATTTTGGGGGGAATCGGCAAAGTATTGGGCCCACTTGTAAAAATGCTGGGCAAAATCGCCTGGCCTCTTGCTATTCTTCTTTCGGTGGTAGACGGTTTTATAGCGGCTTTTGGAGCATACGAAGAAGGTGGAGGTATAAGCGAGATATTATCTGCATTCCTTATGGGGGCATTGGAAAGTTTTGTTATTGGGTTTTTAGATGGTTTTGCAACAATTGTGAGTTGGTTAGCAGACTTTTTTGATGATCTGCCCTATTATATTGGGGAAATAATTGACGGCGTACTGGATTTCGTCGGTGACTTCTTCGGCGGTGACTTTTTATTAAACCTCGTTTATGCATTCGGAAATCTTGGAGCAGAACTTATGAACTTAATATGGGCCCTTATTAAATTGATATGGGAGATTCCAAAAGTCATCTTCCAGAAGATTTGGGGATGGATCGAAGCATTAGCAAGTAGTGCTTGGGATTGGATAAAACTGAAAATGGGCTTTATCTCCCAAGAAGAATATGATGAAAGACTGGCAGCAAAGGAGAAAGCCTCAATGGTCGCGGAGAAAAAAAAGCAGGATGAAAGAGAGAGAGAACTTATGGAACGCGAGGAGAAGCGAACACAACGAAAAAGAAGAAACATGACTGCTGAAGATCGTAGAGAATTCGACAAAAAAAGAGGGCAACAAATGCAAGCAGAAAAAGAAAAGAAAGCAGCAGAAAAAGCGGCAGCCGCCGGAGAGGATGCAGCGGAGGCATCAGAAGACGCAGCAAAATCTACTGCGGAGGCTGCCGAATCAACAGAAAAAGCGGCAGAAGACATGAAAAAATCTGTGGGGGATTTGTCTGCCATGGAAGATGAACTTATTCCGCAATCTATGTTAGAAAAATCTGCCGAATTCGCCAAAGGTATAATGGGTGCTATGGGCAACTCCGTGAAAACTGTTGGTAATTTAGTACAGGGGAAAGGGATTGGTGACATGTTGGGAGGCATGAATCAGGCTTCTGCAAGAGGTGCTGCTAGAAGTTACGGCTTTAAAGGGTCTGGTAGTGTGTTTGGTAGAGGCGGCCACGGTGGTGTGTTCGGTAGTGGATACGAAAACCCAAACGCGCAGCCACCTCTAGGCCCTCTAGGTTTGCCCGGTGGTCCCGGTGGAATGCCTTCGTCACTCCCCGGCGGTGGCTTCGGTCCTACACCAGGAACAGATGGTTCTGGTAGACATCTTATGGACCAATCTGGTTCTAATTCTATGATGCCGCCCAGCGTTATTATGCCCGTAAACAACACCACATCAAATCAAGTTGTGCATAATACCAGTTCAACTACCACACTCGCATCGGGCAATATTATTAATGAAGATAGATCTATAATGATGTCTAGGTTACAGGACAATATTCACGATAGTTTAGTTTAATAAAAAAGGTGGAGCGAACTCCACCTTCTTTACACTCTCGTTAACATTCACGTTTTACATTCTAGTCATTAGCCAACTTTTCGAAATACGAGAGATTGTCCATTTTCTCATCCGCTTGAACCTCTTCGGTTTCGCTTGAGAACTCAGTAACTTCAGCAGTCTTTTGAACTGTTTCAGTAGCACGAATATCCTCACCAATAACACGATGCATCTTTTCCTTCAATTCCTCATAGGTCTTGAAGTTCTTTGGATCAACAATTTCAGTAAGTGAGTATTGCTGATTCCAAATATTTTCAAGTTGCTCATCATCACCACCCATAAGCGGTGCAGGCAAATCAAATTCACTCTTATCATAATTTACAAAACCAGAAACCTTACGAACCTTCAATTTAAAGTTTGCACCCTCCCAAAAATCAAATGGGTTCACTGGAGTTTCGTCCTCAAATTCTGGTTGCATTGCTTCCTGAATCTTTTCAAAAATCTTTTTGCCAAACTTGTAAAGGAAAACTTTGCCCTCGTTCTGAGGATTTGCCGGGTCTGAGACAACAATAATATTAGAAATATAATTCTGTCTACGCTTACGGGCGCGGGCAATGTCCTTGTCAGACTCAAGACCGCTGTTCCAAAGTTTACTATTCATTTCTGATACAGGATCTTTCTCGCCCAGTGTTGTGCGGGAATTCTCAATATACCAACCTCCCAGTCCCCTAAATCCATGGCTGAACAACTTCACCCACGGAATCTCTTCTTCGCCAGGTGCTGGAAGAAACCTAATAACAGCATAACCGTTACTAGACTTATCCAACTCTGGTCGCCAGTAACGGTCATCCTTATAGGATTCCTTCTTACCCATATCCTCGATCTTCTTCGAAAGATCTTCGATACTTGATTTTGATTTCTTTTTAAAATCTGCAAATGATGCCATGTGCATCTCCTTTCCGGTAGGATCTCCCTACCACTAAAACGTCATGGGAACTCCCCATGTCTTGATGTTTATTATACTATAGATATATGAAAGACGCAATACTAAATTGGAAGTTTTGCGTCAATTTCTTTTGGTAGTAGATTTACTTTTTGTCCTTCAATCTTTATCTTTTCCACAATCGGTTTAGACAGGAATTTAGAAGCAATAACGGGGTCAATATTATGATTTTCACAAACGCTTATTACCGCGTCAATATAAATACCTCCATTAGTCAGGGCAATTTTCTCAACCTCAGTAGATAGGGTATTTAGATCAGTTGTTTCGATTTTGTTTATAAGCATTACCACTCCTTGAATAGATATATATAATAGAAAGCATTACCCCGGAGACTCATATGAAAACAGGCGATAACATCACAGTAGGTGCAGGACTCAG